ACGAAGGCATGGAAGAAATCCCGCATAAGCCCGATTGAGGCATGGGGCGCGACTAAATCATGGGCGGCAGGGGTTCCTATCGCTTGGCCGCTGGATGGTCTGCAAACTGAGAAGGGCAGCGGCAAGCAGCAGAAGGCATACTATGTAGAGGCAGGGTTCAAACTTCTGTCAGAACATGCGACGTGGCCGGATGGCTCTAACGGCGTCGAGGCGGGGATATTTGAAATCCGCGACCTGATGCTGAAGGGCAGATTCAAGATATTCGCAGGGCTGCGGGATATTCTCGACGAGTTTCTGCAATACCACCGCGACGATAACGGCAAGATTGTCAAGGTGAAGGACGACGCCCTAGACGCGATGCGGTATGCCTACATGATGCGCCGCTATGCCGTGGCGTTTGGGGAGATTGGGCAAACCCCGCCGCCGCTGCCGCCCCCTATACCGATGGTTTCGGCGTGGTCCCGGTGATAAACTGAGGCAGCCGAGCATCATTCGCGCCGCCGGCAGCGCAGTGAGGGGGAAATATGGCCCAACTGAGCAAAGAAGACCGGCTGCGCAATCTCCACGCGAGTGCGCTGGCTGAATTTGATACTGTCTGGGATGCCTCGCGCGATCAGCGTTTGCAGGCTCTAGAGGATCGGCGTTTCTACAGTATCGCGGGCGCGCAGTGGGAAGGCGCGTTAGGCGAGCAGTTCGCGAACAAGCCGCGCTTTGAGTTCAACAAGGTACACCTTGCGGTTATCCGCATCATCAACGAGTACCGGAACAACCGCGTAACCGTTGACTTCACGAGCCGCGACGGCTCAGACGCTGACGAACTGGCCGATACCTGCGATGGCCTGCTGAGGGCTGACGAGACGGCTTGCAGCGCTGATGAAGCGTATGACAACGCTTTCGAGGAAGCCGCGTCCGGTGGCTTCGGCGCATGGCGCCTGCGCGCCTGCTACGAGGACGACGAGGACGACGAGAACGACGCGCAGCGCGTGATGATCGAGCCGATCCACGATGCTGATACCTGCGTCTTTTTCAACCTTGACGCGCGCCGGCAGGACAAGGCAGACGCCCGCCGCTGCTGGGTGCTGACGCCCTACACGCATGCAAAGTTCGAGGCGGAATTCGGCCATAGCCCGGTGGACTGGCCGAAAGACCAGTGGGACTGGCAGTTTGAATGGATGACGCCAGACATCGTATGGGTGTGCGAGTTCTACGAAATCACGGAGACGCGCGAGCTTGTCCACGTTTTCGAGAGCCTGGACGGTCAAGAGGTCAAGGTAGCCGCCGCCGAGTTGAAGGACGACCCGGAGATGATGTCGCAGCTACTGGCGACGGGGCATCGCTTGGTGCGTGAAAAGCGCATGGAGCGCAAGCAAGTCCGCAAATACATCATGAGCGGGCAGGGCGTTGAGGAAGACTGCGGGGTCATCCCCGGCCGCTGTATCCCGATCATCCCGGTATTCGGCAAGCGCTGGGTGAATGATGGCGTGGAACGCATGATGGGCCACGTTCGGTTGGCGAAGGACGCCCAGCGGCTTACCAACATGCTTATGAGCTGGCTGGCTGAGATGTCCGCCCGCTTCGACACCGAGAAACCAATCTTCACGCCCGAACAGGTTGCGCGTCACGCGACCATGTGGGCTGAAGACAACGTCAAGAAATACCCGTACCTGCTGGCAGACAACCAGAAAGACGCCAGCGGCTCGCCGATCCCGGGCAGCAATGCGCCTGTGGCCTACACCCGCGCGCCGAATATCCCGCCCGCTATGGCCGCGCTGTCGCAGCTTGCGGGGGTGGCGCTGACTGAACTTCTGGGCAACCAAGAAGCCGGCGAGCAGTTGCAGGCCAACATCAGCGGCAAGGTAATGGAGTTGATCCAGACGCGGATCGACATGCAGGCTTTCATCTACCTGTCCAACTTCGCCAAAGCTCAAAAGCGAAGCGGTGAAGTGTGGCTGTCGATGAAGAAAGAGCTGACGGTTGAGGAGTCGCGCCGCATGAAGACCGTGCAGCGCGACGGCAAGACCGGCTCTGTCGTGGTGAACGAACCCTACTATGACCAAGAGCAAGCGCGCGAGGTGGTGAAGAACGACCTCAGCCGCGCGAACCTTGAAGTAAACGTGCAAGTCGGCCCGAGCAGCAGCAGCAAGCGGCAGGCTGTCGTGCGTCAACTGCTTAACCTGCGCCAGATTGAGCAAGACCCGCAGACGGCCAAGGCTCTTACTCTGTCGATCATCGCCAATATTGAGGGCGAGGGGCTAGGCGACCTCAACGATTGGGCGCGCATGGAGGGTATCCGCCTCGGCACGATCAAACCCACCGATGAGGAGAGGGAACAACTCGCCGCCGAAGCCCAAAACCAGCAGCCCAACGCCCAAGAGCAGTATTTCAGGGCAGCGGCCGAGCGGGAATCGGCAGACGCGGCGCTGGCCCGCGCAGGTACTGTGGACAAAATCGCCAGCGCCGACCTGAAGAAAGCCCAGACCGCCGAAACGTGGGCTAAGGCGATGGGTGAGGAACAAGCGCAACAAATCGCCAGCATTGATACGCTCAGGGGATTGCTACAGCCGCAAATCTGATATATTCGCGCGCATCCGGTAACCCGAGAGGACGCATGCAAGACGCTGAAACGCCAGAACTGATCGAAGACGAAGCGCTGCCCGAGGCAGAACAAGACGCTGAGGCCCCCGACAGATGCGCCAGGCTTTGAAAGAGGCCAAACGCCGCGAGCGCGAGAAGGACGCAATCCTTCAGCAGCTTCAGGCCCGCCCCGCTGCGCCCGAGCCGCAAGACCCCGGCCCGATCCCCAAGATCGGAGAGTTTGTCTACAAAGGTGAGACATACTTTCACGACGAGGAAATGCACGCTGCGGCTGTCACCGAGTGGACGACCAAGAAGGCCGCAGCCGAGCTTGCCAAGGCGCAACGGCAACGCCAGCAGCAGGAACAGCAGGAAGCGTGGAACAAGCGCGTCCAAGCCTATGAACAGGCCAAGACCGCGCTGAAGGTGCCGCGCTTCGATGACGCTGAGGAAGCGGTCAAGGATACGCTTTCCATCGCGCAGCAATCCCTGATTCTCAAGGCCAAGGAGCCCGAGAAACTCATCTACGCGCTGGGCAACAACCCCAAGCGCTTGAAGGCTCTGGCTGCCATCACAGACCCGGTGGATTTCGTTTATGCCGTGGGCGAACTGCGGCAGGAGATGCGCGTGATTCCCAAGAAGAAACCCCCGGTCCCTGAGCGCGTGCCTACCCGTGGCGGCGCTGGCGGCTATACCACCGCAGATAACTCGCTGGAGAAACTGCGCGCGGAAGCCGAGAAAACCGGCGACTATTCCAGAGTGCTGGCCTATAAGCGTGACATGAAGGCCAAAAAGTAGCGCATAATCGGCGCGTGGCGCATACTCTGCGCCGGATTCGCCCACCCACGGGCAGGAAACTCGGCCACCGCTCGGCCTTAAACGAGCGAGCAAAGCAGCACGGGGCAACCCGTAACCCTTTCTCGTTTATTTGAGGTAAGCAATCATGGCTAGTTTCAGCAAAGAAGAGCGCGTTGCGTTCGAGGACATTCTCTCCGGCTTCAACGACGGCTTGGTTCTGAGCCGGGCCGCCAAGGTGTACCGCACCGACAGCGCTTCGATGGAGCGCTCGCAGGACACCATTTGGCGCCCGATGCCTTACATCCTGCGCAGCCAGGATCGCACGATGGGCTCGGCTGTCACCGCCGCTGACGGCACGCAGCTTTCGGTCCCCTCCACGCTGGGCTTTCAGAAGAACGTGGCTTGGACGCTGAACGCCAAGGAACTGCGCGACCAACTGCAAGAAGGCCGCCTCGGTGAAGCCGCGTACCAGCGTCTGAGCACTGACGTGAACGTGGCCGTCATGGACGTGGCGAGCAACCAGGGCACGCTGGTGGTCCCCATCAACGGCGCCGCTGGCACCTACAACGATGTGGCCCGCTGCGACACGCTGCTGAACCAGATCGGCCATCGCCACCCGCAGCTTCGGCAACGCCAAGAGCGACAGCGCCTACGAGCGCGGTCTGGTTGGCCCGGTGGCTGGCTTCACGACCTCGAAGCTGGATTACAGCAACCGCATTGCTGCCACCTCGGCAACCGTGACGGTGGCGACCAACGGCGCGCAGGTCCGCTTCGTGCCGCGTTCCACCAGCACCAGCGTCGGCGGCAAGATCAACGTGGACAACCGCTACCAGCAGATCACGGTCAGCACCACGACCGGCGTTGTGGCTGGCGCGTGCTTCACGGTGGCTGGCATCGAAGCGGTCCACCTCATCACCAAGCGTTCCACTGGCAACCTGAAGACGTTCCGCGTCATCAGCATCGACAGCGGCACGACGATGACCATCAGCCCGCCCATGATCGGCGCGAACAGCAGCCCGACCGCTGCGGAACTTCAGTACAAGAACATCGAAGTCGCTTCGACCAGCGCGACCGCTTCGATCACTTGGCTGAACATCGACGC